GGTAATGTATTATTCTCTTTTGCTTTTACAAGAAGTCTCTCAACTTCATACAATAAACCTGAACGAGTTGATTTAATGTTGTGGCTGCCACAATTAGGGCATGTATAACGAGTATCTACGTCTAATTCAGATGGATCATATTCACAACCACAATCATGACATGTCCACTTTAATCCTTCCTGCTTACCGGCGATTGACAAATCTGTACATGGAGTCGAGTATGTAAGTAAATCACTATATGGCAGTGACTCAATCTGCATCATATCGCCAAGATTATGTGAAATATGGTCTGCTAACCAATATTTCTCAATACCTTTTGCCTTGTTCTTCTTTCGTGAAAGCTTCTCCCAATCATACGGAACATCTTTCTTAAAATCATATCCAAGTCTCTTATCTGTAAGCTGTTTTACCATTTCTTCTTTACTTGGATAATCTTCATAATTTTCAATCATCTCATTAGTTAATCCACAATGAATTGCAGCATAACTAACTACTACTTCTTTGTCTAAATCTGCTGTTGCAATCATATTTGCATTGAAGAGATGAGTATTATCAATTCCCTTCATCTGCGCACCAATACCACTGCAAAGCTCAATTACACTTAACTCACAATAATTATTTTTTTCTTTATTCTCTGTCAAAATCCTTTAATCTACAGAGATTGCGCAATCATTTTTACTCAGGAGTTACTGTTAAATCCTTTCATTTTTAATATTATTTTGTTATAAAATCACTCGAAAATAGACACGTCTGCCTAATCGAATGAAAAAAATATTTCTTGTTACTTTTATTTGGAAAATTTGGCTGAATCGCCAAGATAGAAATTTCTATATATGATTATTCTCTACATACTTTCTAATAAAACTGTTTCCAGTTCGATAGAACCCCAATTATTATTTGGTTTAATATAAGCGATTGATAAAACAGAACACTCATAACCAGGAGAATCAAATGCATCCGTAACATCCAACTTAAAAGAAATGTTCTTCTTAGTTAATTCCTGCTTCAATTCGTCAACGACATCATAATAATTTTCTTCATCTTCTCTGTAACGATGATAACATTCGTGTTTTTCATCAAAATACTTGTCCAAAATTTCTTCAATAACATTCATTCATTTCACCTCACTTCTCAAGAAAATTTGGCTGATCAGCCATGAATAGAATTACTTCTATATTAGATTATTCTCTACTTATTTGATTTCAGAACAAAGTCCTATAATGTCTTCTTGGCTTATATATCCTATACAACCTGTGCTACCTAATTTTTTATCAAACTTTTCTGATTCAAACCAAATTTTATATCTAATTTCGTCTGTTCCATCTACAAGTTCTATACCACGGATAAATGCATCTACTTCTTTTCTATTATCATTTTCATAATGAATTTTTGTTCTTACTTTATCGCTTAAATTATATTTATTTACCATTAATTTTACCTCACTCTCCGAAGACTTCCTCAATAACTTTCAACTTAATACTCTGACTAAATTCTGAACCAGCAGCTTTTGGATGACCACCGCCACCAAATAAACTTGCTACATCTTTACCAAGATCAATATCTTCTTTAACGGTTCTATAAGATACCGTACAACCATCAATATCAATCATTGCCACAAAATCAATTTCAGGATGCATTTTACAAAGTCTATTACCTAATTCGCTAACGAACCTATCTGCAAATACAAAGCCACAAACCTTACCGCACATAGGACTGGTAAACATGGTTTCATTCTTCTCTTCGATGTATCTATCAATTTCATCCTGCTTAATCTTTAGAACAACCTCATCTTTGGCAGATAATAATGGGAATATTTCACCACGTATCTCCGAAATACACCAATGAATAAAATCATCTCGACCATACAGATAAAGTAAGTCATTTACCTGCTTACAAATAACACCATCTTCACCGAGTTCTGACCATCTCCAAGTGTCATAATCTCTCACAAGTTCAGCAAATCTCTCTAATGCTTTATTATTCTCTAACTCTTCACTCAGACTACCATTCATACCTAACCAATGATAAAACAACATAGTTCCCGATGTTTTAATTCCTTTGGAATCTTCGATAACTACATCACACCAATCATACTTATTTAATCCAAGAGCTGTTGGATGATGATCTAATAACTGAACATTGCCTCTTTTATTCAGCAACTCAGCAGTTTCTTCATTGACACGAATATCGGTAATATAAATTGGGATTGTGTCGTCCTGTTCTGTTTCCAAATATTCCTTTACAGTTGAATCAATATTGTCGTAATCACAGTATGAAATATCTACATCTTTACCAAATGCAAGTTTTGCCAAAACTGCACAACCTATACCATCAAGATCTGTGTGTGTGAATAATTTAACCATATAATCTCCTCTCTGCTATTTCTAATAATTTTTCTTTCTCATTTATATATTCTCCACTAATGACTGAATCCAACAGATTATTTAATACCTCACCAATTTCTTTTTCTGGCTTATATCCAATAGTAATTAAATCCTTACCATTAACTGCTAAATCCTTTAGAGAAAAACATTCATCGTCTTGTAAAACTTCTTCCAAAATATACCCGATATTATCAATCTTTTGAAATCTTGTTTCCTGATTCATGTCTGCTTGTGCTTTAATATCAGCTCTGCGAACATTTAGTAATCTTCTGAACTGTTCTTCTCCAATTTTATTAAGCCATCTCTTGACATATTTCTTTCCAACCTCAAAAGTAGCATCATGATAATATACCAATTCAACGACCTTTTCTCTCGTATCATTAGCAAATCTAAGACGTTTCATTATTTCATTGGTCATATCAGCACTGACTCTTCCATGACCTTTAAAATGTCTAACGCCGTCCTCACTGTCTTGATAACAATGTGGCTTTCCAATATCATGAAAGAATACAGCTAATGATGTAATTAAATCTATTGAATTTAAGTCTTCTTTAAAATCACATTCATAAGCTTGTACTGCATGTACTGTATGATTCCATACATCATAGATGTGATATGGATTATTCTGCGGAAAATCAAACATATCTTTTATTTCAGGAATAAATAACGAGAATACTTCACGGAATAATCCTATTTGTATATAAAACTCGCTTGATAATGCAATCTTACAGAACTCACTGTTGATTCTCTCAATAGATATATTCTCTAAATTCTTATACATTTTATGAATATTAAAACTCACATCAGAATCAACCACAAATCCCAGTTGTGAAGCAAACCGAATAGCACGTAAAATTCTTAAAGCATCTTCTGAAAATCTATCCTCTGCTCTACCAACACATCTGATTTTATAATGCTCAATATCCTCCATACCATTAAACGGATCTACAAGACCAACTTCATCATTATATGCCATTGCATTGATTGTAAAATCTCTACGCTTTAAATCTTCTTCAAGGCTTCGTGTGAATGTAACACTGTCAGGTCTACGACTATCTGAGTAATTGCCGTCAATTCTGTAAGTGGTACATTCATATCCTTCACCGTTAATTACAATGGTAATAGTTCCATGCTGTAATCCAGTTTCAATAATTCTCTTGTCCTTGAATACTTCCATCATCTCATCTGGCGTGGCAGAAGTTGTAATGTCATAATCGTGAATTGGTCTGCCAAGAATACTATCTCTTACACATCCTCCGACTAAGAAAGCTTCATATCCATTATTTTGTAGACTATTGATAATTTCATTTGCACCAGATGGAATTTCAATTTTCAATTTCTTCATTCAAATTCACCTCAATCTTCGGTTCATCAATAAACTTTGCCAATAGTCCTTCATGGTAGAATACCTTGTCACTTTCAGTAATTTCTTCTCCTAAGAAATATCTAAGTACGAATGGCATCATATAATTATCCAAACACTTAAATTCAATATTATATTCTCCATTTTCTTTGTAGATTTTCTTACAGTACCCGTCAGTACCATTGATTTTGTGGAGCGAAAATAATTCAACTCTGAATGGGATATTAGATTTTGTACTTAATCTTTCTTCAACACAATTTCTCACAAGATTTAACATGTGCAAATTATTTGCCGTTGTCATATCATAAACAATCTCATCATTTGAAAAGAATACAATTCTCTCTTCATCAACGATGTCATATAATAACGATAATGTCTGATCCATAAGGTACTTTTCATATGTGATGTGTCTTTTGGGATTGCAATTACCCAAAATTACCTGACGAATATATTTACTATTTATAATATGTTCATTATCTGTGAATTGAGAAATAAAATCTTCCCATGTATCAGTCCCACGAAATATATTCCTATCATATTCGTGTAAAGATGAAAAATTAGCCTTTCTCATATCAATACTGATAAAAACTCTTCCAGTATTAGTTGGCTTAAATATATCTTTATTAGATAAATTTTTATGAATCACAGTGAATTTGTTCATATCTTCCGCATTAAATCTCTGATATGCCTCTGACTCTTTGATGCTTGTAATAGCTGCATCCTTTACATGATTATATTCTTCAAAATAATCCTGCTCACAATTATACCCCTGTAATTCGCTTGTAAATCTAATCCACTTGTCAACAGTTCCATAGAACTTATCAAAAAGCTTAATTCTATCTAAAAAATATGGCTCTTGGAATAATCTAATTGGTATATTGCAATCCTTACAGAATCTTTCTTTTGCTCTATTTGATATTTCCATCAGATATCTCCTTTCACAATTCTCTCATTTACATACATCTTAAATTCATTGATTTTCTTATAATCAGGTTTATCAGGCAAAGATGTATTTTCTTTTGCATATTCAAAACGTTTTTCATATTCATTTAATAAATCATAGAATTCAGAAATAGGCTGTCTATTCTCGTCTAAATATTCTCCGTTTCTAATACTCATAAGTAAATCGTGTTCGTCTGATCTATAAGTGATAATCTCTTCCTTTTCCAGAATATCAATACCCATTATATATAATCGAATCAAATGAGCCATATGTTTTCCTAATTTATCATGGGCTACAGCCTTTTCATTTCTTTTACCAAATTTGCTATAACTACTAACAATGGACTTCATTTCGTTCCACATGCCAGCCCAATCTCTTAACGGATAATGTTGCAAGTTTACATCCATAAAAATCTCACTATCATATCCTTCTTGAACAGCCTTATCAATATATAGTTTCACATCACTATTTTCATGAGGATAATATCTGTTTTTAAATTCATATTGAGCATTGTTAATACTTCTCAAAATATATGCTTCATTTTCTGCCTGACCAACTAACCTTGCAGCTTTGTTCTCCATGCGTCTTAACTGTGAAGACGAATAACCACCAAAAGTATGAATACAAACTTTTGATAAAAACATTTTTCTATTGTCTAAAAGTTCTCTTCCAATATCAGACAAATGCAAATAATGTTCTGGTAGACAACCGAGTTGTTCAATTGTATTAGGATTATTCGATGTAAGAAGCTGAATCATTTTGTTAAATGAATATACTGTGGTGTCTGTATCGGTATTTACGACCTGTTCAAAATCTGTTCCAAGTAAAATATCTGATTTGCTGTTGAGTGCAATACCTCTCACATCTAAATCAGATTCTTCTTTATCCATTCCATATGCATGACTTCCACCAAGAGTTAAGATAATGATATTGTTACCCAAATTCTTATCTGTTCTCAGGAAGTCATACTCTTTTGATTTTAATTTGTCCTTAATCTGTTCAATTGTCATTGTCTTAACCTCCAAAATTTTATATATCTGTTTCTACTCGTCCCTTAAAGTTTGGAATATCCTTATTATCCTTGTTTCGAGAACGAATTAGGTATACATATAAGTTTGACGTTATATTATTCTCCTATTACTTATTTAAAACAATCAGAATGTTACTCAGATATAAGGCATAGAATACTAAATATCCACCACCTGCCAAGAACAATAATTTGAATACAAAGTTAAGAATACTATCTTTTTTCCATAATATCCCCATAATCAAATTGAGAATACCAATAATCAATAAAATAATATTTAAAATATTCATATTTCTTTCACCTCCAAAATTTCATAAGAAATGTGCGTTTCATTTTAATGTAAAATATATACCATATATAGTATATATTACTTATTTTCAATACTATATATGGTATATTCGTAACAATTACTCACTTAATTCTGCAAGTGCCTTATCCAGATCCTCATCAGACATATTTTCAAGTGCCGCATCCTGTCTCTTAGCCTTGATTTCAAGCAATCTCTGTCTCATCTCAGCATTTTTCTTAGCGTCTTCTCTCTTCTTTTTCTCATCCAGCTTCACGTCAACAATATACTTAACAATTTCAATCTTGTTAGAAATTTCCTCGTCTTCCTTTGACTTAGTATTCAGAAGACTCTCTTCCTCAGACTTCTTTACTTCCGCATTGAGTGTCTTAAACACTGAGTCCAGATTTGTGAGAGATAAATCCCACAAATCAATTACATTAATCATTCCTCTAAATGGAAACTGATAGTTTGCTCTTGTTGCATTGATAAATAATTCGTTGTTTGTCATAATAATCTCCTTTTCTAATTAAAACTTAATCTTCATTACACGCTCTGTTGCACCCTTAACCTTAACAACTAAATCTGCTCTCTTTGTCATAGAGAATCCAATTCCTGAAAGCTGATCATCAGTATCTTCTACATGGCACTTAGCACCTAAAGCCTCAAATACTCTCTTATGCTTTTCAAGATCACTCTTTAAGAACTCATTGTAGTATCCATTAGGACTTTCATTATTCACACAATCCTTCAAGAAGAAGAATAAATGTCTATGACCAATTCCATCCTGCTCATCAAAATAGTTTGGACTGTAACTAATTACTGATACAGGAACAAACTTATTTGTATTTACACCCCAAATCTCACGACTTGAGATAGATGAACTTCCAGACAGCTTTTCCTTAATTGAGAAGTTGCCATTCTCGTCAAGTGTAACTTCTGCCACCTGAACATTCTCGCCAGTTCTCATAGGATTACTATAATCAAATGAATAAATCTCTCCATTGAACTCAACTTCTGCTCTGAATCCATGCCTTACTGCACCTGAATACTGATGTACAAAGAATCTATATATTCCTGGTCTCATTCTTGATAAATTCTGCCATGTAATATTCTCTACTGCAACTTTTCCACGTGGATCAATAACATCGACATCTAACTGACCGCCCATAAAAGTAATTCTTGGTGCTTTGTAACTACCATAATAGATTTCTGTTCCATCTGGCTCAACACAATGGGCATCAAGGTCATAATTGTCATGTCCATCTTCGTTCCACTGAATTGAAAATCTGAGTACACCATCAACATTACCGCCAGCAGCTTTTACATTCTGCTTCATATCAGAGTCAGTAATATTTCCTGAATAAGCCCAAGATAATCCATTATTCCACTTGAACATTGTCTTAGCGTCTGGATTAACAGGTGCAATCATAGAAACAAAGTTCTTCTCATGTTTATTCTCTACAAAAGCTTCAATCTCCTTTGCAGTTGGAAGTACCTTATCAATGAAATTCTGTGCTGAAATCTCTTCAACCTTAGAAAACTTCTTAGGACTTACAGCAACATCCTTTTCCATCTGTCCAAAAATATCATCTGCACCAACCATTCTTCTTGCAGCACTCTTATTTGAGAACAGTACATTATTTACAGTAATATCATTCAGATTAGCAAATCTTCTCTGTAATGAATCCATATATCCAAGTTCTGTAATAGTCTTCTTTGCATCCTCAAGCATCTTCTTTGTAAAAATAGCCTTTGGACGCTTATAATTGCTTGGAGCGACAATCTGCTCATACTTCTTAACTGCTGTGTCAAGATCCATATCCTCACTTACATTGATAAGAAGTGTTCCAATGGAATGATTTCTAATTCTACCGATAGCCATACCTGCTGTTACCGACTTCTCCCAAGTATATAAATCCTTTTCAGTATCAGAAGTCAGTTTATCATATTCCTTCTTATACTTCTTGAACTCTGTGAGTACGCCTTTCCACTCTTCGCCCTTGTAAAGTGTATTTGAATTGATAAGTTCAAGAATTGTATCGAGTGCATCCATAGTAATTTCATCAAGAGAACGCTTAAATACATTTCTTGTATCTCTGAACTGTCCTTTAACTTCCTCATTAGAACGACTACTTCTATTTACGAACTTACTTGGAAGCTCTAAGAAGAAATGATCCCACTGATGAGACTTTCCATTAATTTCTTCAAAGTTAAAATCTGTGCCAATCTTAGGGAACTTGGTTGTATAAATATCTGTAACTGTATGAGCCTTTACAAAAGCGTCAAGTGCATCACATACTGGCTGATATGTTGTATCACCAAGATTCAGTTCCCAAATTGTATGAATCTGATTATCCTTGATAGTGACAGCAGAACCAATATTCTTAATAAACTGTCTACAACAACTACAATCATGCTCTCTACGTTCTCTGAAAATCTCATTTGTACCAGCAGGGAAGCTATCAAGATATGTATTCCATAATTCATCCTTATCTACATTTACCTCAAATAAATGCGTTGCCTCTTTCTGCATTTCATCGAAGTGCTTCTGTAAAGCCTTTTTAAATTTCATAAATCCATCCATGTTTTGTACCTCTTCTTTCTTTGTTTTTGTTAATTGTTTCTACTGTTATATTCTCCGTTTATAATTCAAAGGAAACGAAGTTTTCTTGTTACTTTTCCATTGGTATTTTGCCCTTATCTTTTGCCCAGTCTTTCAAATCATCAACTGTAAACCATCCATAGTTATCTATATTCTGATAATAAGGATTTAACCAAAAGACTACTTCTTTTTTATTTTCATCTTTCCATCGAGGAGATAATGCAAGATATTTCTTTCCTGCTTTCTCTAAAATTTTCTTAATTTTAGTTTTCTCTGCCGCTTTCTGTAATGCAATATAGTCTAAGTCATCAGCTTTGATTTTCTCAATTGTTTCTTTTGGAAGCCTTGATTTAATACAAAATTTTAACCCACCATTTTTGAATACTTCTGATGGCGCAATTCCAACCGCAACATCAAGATTTAGGAATGCATTATACAATTCTTTTAATTCATTTTCATATTTGTCTGTTACAAGGATAGCAAAACTTTTTTCATCCCACGCAGTTGTAATTCCATTTTTTTCGAGATAATAATCATAAAGTTCCCAACTATCTAAATTATCTTTTGTAATTTTAATGTCCTTGTCAAAATACCAATATGGCACTAAAGCAAGTAGATGACATTTAATCTTTCTATATGTAATATCTTTATATATCAATAATTTCGAAACAACTGTAACCATTCTTTTTTCAATTCCAACTTTATCTGTATTCACTTGAAATTCTCTTAAGATACCTTTAATTCCCCATTCGTGTTCTGCGCAGTAATCTGCACCTAAATCGAATCCAACTAACTTGTCATCAATTTTCATTACTTTCGCATCGTTTGCATGTCTCATATTTTATCTCCTTTCATTTTCCCAAGAAAACTTTACTGTGATTTAATTTCCACGCATTTTATCTTCAATTTTATCAACGTACATTTTAAGTGCTTTTCTTACTACTCGTTTTTCTTCCTCATACATAAGCATTGGAGTTTTAACATTATCAATCGCACCAATCACTTTATTTGCAAAATACACTTCTTTCTTCATTTCATCAATATTATTCATTCTTTCACCTATCTTCCATATGAAATTGAACATTCTTACTTCTATATTCCCTGAAATTCAAACTTTGTACCGCAACTACACTTCACATAGCCGATAGTTCCAACCGAAGTTGGTATGAATTCATAGCTGTAATTACCCCCACAACAACCTGCTCGTCTTAATCTATCGGTGTTATTCACTACTCCATGAGCTTCAACATCATGTTCTTTCATCCACTCTTTAATTTTCTGATTTTCGCTTTCAGTTATAGGAAATCCCCTATAGTAATCTGCTTTCATCTCCTCGTATTGCAACTTCATTTTCGCTATTTCTGCGTCCTTATAAGCATCATCTTTCAGCTTTCTATTTTCTTCTTCCAGATATTTGATTCTATCTAGTTGATTCTCATGTCGTTTCTTGAGTGCCAAAATACACTTATCAAAGTCATATACTGTAATACCACTGCTCGTCCAATATTCACTCATAGATATTCTCCTTAGTTATTTCTATTCTTCTTGTCTTTCTTATTAGCAATAATAGTGGCTTTCTTCTTTTCAATTTTATTCTGTACCCTAACTAAAATACTCTTCTTCTTTCCAAAATCCTTTGCTGTTATTCCCATAATGATATCTCCTTTATTTTTAATTATTTTTACTATTCATATAGCAATGTGCCACACGGGGTTTGAACCCGTAACCCCACGATTAAAAGTCGTGTGCTCTACCAATTGAGCTAGTGGCACATTATTCGGGTGACTTAGTTGAGCCACCCTTTTATCTCTTTTCAGTTTCAAATAGTATTTAACATTTTGTCAAAAGATTAGTTATATGATCTACATGTTTTCCCAAATGTTACGCTACCAGGCAACCTAACGTATTTAGGTACGCTAAACGCATCAGTAGTCCATGAAGTTCCTCCCAAACTCCATATCATAGGTTTCTTATCATATGTAAGTCCAGCATAATGAGCTGGTATCCACTCCTCTGACACACTATTTTTAATAAGCACTTTTTCATCTATCTCAATAGACTTCCAAAGTTCACCTTTTATTATGTCCTTTTTTGCAATTCTCTCTAATCCTGACAATTCACCTTCAATTGCTTCTATCGTAGTAATATTTGTTACGATAATTGGAGCTATTCCATTAGATGTCCTAACCCATATCAGATCACCATATGAGATTTTGCTTTTAAACTCATCCCAATTCGTATTATCTGGAACTCTCCAAGTATATTCCTTACTATTTCCATTTGTATGAACACCATCAATAAGTGTATACACTACTAACTTATGTTCAACGCAGCAGTAACAATACTCCTCGTCCATCTCCTTCATGACGAGATACTGTATATAGCCATCCACTATCATATTATTCTCATTTAATATTATTGGCTTGACCTGACCTGCACATTTCTCATAAGAGTGCTTCGAATCTTTACCAAGACAATAAGCGTCTCTATATCTATTCATCTTCTCTGGTGATGGAACAGAATTACGGAAATTACGTGATACTTTGATATCTGAAATTTTAACTAACTTTAATTTCTCCATATGTATATTCTCCTTCCTATGCTGACTTCTTCTCTTCATACGTCTTGAAATCAGCTATCATATTTTCAAGGTTCTCTGTCTGATTAGTGCTATATGTAATATTGCGATTGGTGTAATCAATCAACCAATTATCCAAATCTTTATCAAACTTGAATGAATAAGCAATCATCCCTAAGAATGCTAACTCATTGTGGTAATCAAAGAATGGCGATGATATATTTACTCCATGTAATGTCTTGAAATCATCCATTAGAGTATAGTAGTCATCTATATCTTCCTCAGACACCCTTTCTGATACATTGTCCTTTATAAACTGTAATGGATCTGATTCATTTGCATCATATACTATCTCATTTCCAGTTTCTTTATTCTCTGTTATATCTTCGGTTATATGTAAATAATCCATCATTAAAGCTGTATATGTATCAATTTTAGCCTGTACAATTTTTTTATCAGATGTTCCAGGCTCTTTATCAAGTGCATCGTAACTCCACTCGCCAATAACCTTGCTATGTAAGTTGTTTACAAGTTCATTTATAAATTCAGCGAACTTATTATCCTCAAGACCAAGTTTTGTGAATTTATGAAATGTAGCAATCCAACAAAGTATATCTTTGAATGCGAATACATTCTGAAATTTGTTTCCACAAACTTTTGCAATACGATTTCCATATTCGTTTACTCTCTCAAATTCATCAAACGAAGATTTTTCTTCAAGGAACTCATTTCTATCTTTTGGTGATTTTTTCCATGCATCTAAGTGGAACGTTGCCATAACAGAATTGGCGACTGTCTGCTCATATGTACCATTAACTCTCATTGGTTTTGAACATGTAACACAATTCTTATAAAACTCATTATTTGCTATATTCTTAATTTTCCTTGCATATGTAGGAATCCATGTAAGGGCTTTCTGGTTAGAACCCATAGATCTGTTTCGGTTGTACCTCCTAACCAACTTACTTATCTCCTGCATAGTACAGTTCTGATGAATAACAATTCTGATCTGATAATCATCAAATTTCTTTTTTAATTCATCAGGTAACTGCTCATAAGTTTTATTCTTTATGTCAAACTCACAATTGTCCCAAAGAATACTTCCGTTCTCATCTTTAATAAGATGTCCCTTTTCATCTCTTCGTTTCTTCTGATACTGAATAACACTATTTTCAAATGACTTAGTTGTTTTCCAGTTCATATGCCTAAACATATTTAATGCTGTTGTTCTCTGAATGCCGTCAACTATATACTGCTGAGTTAAATCACCACCAAGTTCCTCTTCTCCAAGAATAATTGGAGGAATATAATCTTCTGTAAGAACTGTAATAATTAACTCATTGATAGCTTCATTGCCCCAGCAAAACATTCTTTGCACGTCCTGGTTTTCTGAAATATCCTCACTGTTCACACTCTTCAGATACGATGATAATGATAATGCCTGTTCTCTTACTTTCTTTGCCATTGTATATTCCTCCTATTTCTTTTACATCACATGTTTCTTATATGTTTTTCTTGTTAATATCCTCTTATTCTCATAACAAGTAATGGCAGCATAATTATTGTCATATTCTTTTTTGGAAATATGTAATTTATTCTGTATATCCTTTGCCGAATATCCTATATATAACATTTTGACTATAATTTTCTGTAATTCTGACAACCTATTCATATACTGCTCAACATTCGTTCCTTCAAAATGTTCTCCACAAGCTTCTTCATAAATATCAAAGTTAGAAGGAATTTTTTCACTTAACGGTCTGCCATCCTCTCCAACTAAATCATTTATACTTGACATTTGCTTAGACGGAATTCGTTTTGCTCGATTTCTATCTCGTATTTCAGTTTTGAATTTACGTTTAATATTACTAGCCAGGAAACTATCAAAATCGCAAATATTTGAATCGTCATATCTTAATGCCGTATCTGCTAATACACTTAAAGCGATACTATAAAAATCATCATAGTCTTTATCCGATATTCCACCGATTTTTATAATCATTGGATAACATATTTTCTTCAATTGATACATTTCGTTCTCGCAATACCAATTCAATTTTTCTTGAATATTCATGGTTTAAATCCTTTCAATATGTAATTAAAAATCAAACAGTTCATTAAGCTCCCTAGGCTCATATAAACGCTGATCCATTCCAGTCACTGCATTATTTATCTCATCAGTGACCGTTTCTGATATCTTCTTTCCAAGAATAATTTCCAAAACTTGTATCTCATTCTTAATTGATCTTCTAATTATTCTCCGTTCATGCTCCATCTTATAGGCTTTGTAGCCTTGTGCAGCATTTAGATTATTAAATTCGATGTAATGTGCAATATCACTCAATTCTCTATCAACTTTACTCAATTGCTCAATTAGTTCTGTCTTTCTATGTAATGCATCAGCAGCTAACCCATTCAAGTCAGCTATCTTATCTAGCCACTTCTGTATGTTTCCAACGGCTAACACCTTTTCTGTTTTCTCTTGTAACTCCTTAGTAGTTATTTGCTTAACATTATCGGGAGGATCATCATCCAGTTTCACTACTTTATATCCTCGTGCCTTATAGGACTTAGATATTGAACTTTTGTACACATTTTCTGCTTTATCACGACAATATATTTCTGCGATTGCAAGATTAGTCGTTATCGTGAATCTACCAAGATTATCCTTGGCTATGTACCCCTTGCCATTTCCAATAGCATATCTCGCCACATCAATCCCTCCTTCTTATTTTCAGCGCAAAAATGGCGCAATTTAATAATGTGCCATGAGGGATTCGAACCCTCGACACCTGGATTAAAAGTCCAGTGCTCTACCTACTGAGCTAATAGCACATAACTGGGCTAACAGGACTCGAACTTGTAATCGTGGGATCAAAACCCACTGCCTTACCATTTGGCGATAACCCATTATTTATTCTCTTTTTATTTCTATTTGTGAAATATAGCTGAACTGCCACGATAAATTGTCAACAAATAACATGTTGATTTTATAGAATGATTATGTAATAATAAAATATGGTGTGGTATTATTCTGCTACATCAAACCTATGCGTAGCCAAGATGTCGGTACTGCCAATACCGTCTATTCACTTGGCTACGTTTTTTCTTACTCTATAATAGAACATCCGTTCGAGTGTGTCAATATCTACCGAACATTTGTTCTATGTTTTATTTATACCTTATGGTGTGTCCGTTTTTCGGGTCATCTCTCGAAATAATATGGTATTTAAATATCCAACTGGTTCATAATTAATTGGATCTTTCTGTGTATCCGAAAATACTCTAAGCTGATTAGCAAACTCATCACAGATATTAGCAATTGTCTTCGCCGAACCAATTATGTCAGAGCACTCTCCAAATCTTTTCTTTACAAAACCAATGTTGCAATCTTGTGAAGCAAGATCCTGTGTGGCTACTAAGACAATAGCATCTTTCTTTGCATATTTCTTTGCTTCTTCAACCGTCATCATTACGTATTCCATACATTACACCTCCCCGAAGTTTGATTCATATACTCGTTTGACTTCTAATCTAGTCGCTCTATCGTTGACTGAACCAATCCTCTTTATTATTCTCTGTTTTGATACTTGTCTAACACATTCCCCTAACAACATTGAACTTTGTGTTAAACCACCAGTTCCTCTCATAAAAAGAGAATGTGTAGACTGATCTATATTTTTGATTTTTGTGGTAAACGGCATCACTATAGTTGTATCACTAAACCTATTTCCCATTGCATTTTGAATAACTATAGCAGGTCTGACACCAGCTTGTTCGCCACAGAATTCTATTTCGCCAAAATCGACAAGTAGAATATCAAATGTATTAATGTCCATATTCACATCCTCCTTTCCTTTGATTGTCATTATTGTAGCAAGTTGATAGCAACTTGTCAACAGGTTTGTATCAGTTTTTTAAAATAATTGACACAAGACTTATAGCAACTTATAATCAACTTGTACCAATTAGTTCGAATAGAAAGGAGAAAAAATGGCACAAGGACAAATTAGCGATACCAATACAAGAATTGTGATCGTACTTCCAAAAGAGATAAAAATAAAAGCTGATATAATAGCTAATTCAGATGGTAGGTCACTTTCTGGTTGGGTACGCAATCTTATAACAAATGAAGTAAAAAAATATTATGAAGACGATGCCCAGTAAGTATCGTCTTTACATAATTTTACATCTTTTTCCACAATTTGTATCATGGTAAATTATGGAAAATTAATTTACAAAATTCTCATTTCGTTTGCCATATCAATCGCTTTCTGATACTTGTCTACATCATCTGTGAGCATACGAATAATCTTTCCAAAATCATCGGACTTTAGTGAGATAACTGGTATATTTTTAACTATCTCATCTCCATTTCCAGCCAATACATTATGAATGAACTCCCCATGATCATTGATTAGCTGTCGATTTTTCTCTTCCGTCAAGCCGATATAATTCATTGTTGTTTGTAAATCACTATGATTGAATAACTTCTGTAATGATAATAGACAATCAGGATCAAATGGATGTGTTTTGTGTATCCAATAGCCGAAAGACTTACGGAGACTGTGGCTCGACACAGGTGAAGTTATTCCAATATCTTCAACTGCTCTCTTTAATTTTTTTCTATAATCATCTGTTTGCCATTTAACCACATCATTATATTCAACTTCATAATAAAGGTAATCTCCCAATGATGAATATCTTTTCTGCTTATGGAAATCATTAAATATCTTTTCCTTTCGCTTATCAGAAAAGTCTTTTTTCAGCACTTTACACCATAATTCAATATCGTTTCCAGAATAAATATTTAATACTCTTCTATCAATCCAGTCTGTCTTAGGCTGATACTGAAAGATGTATTCATTGTAATGTTCCATTGGATCAATTTTGACGTGCGACAAATAATTATCAACAGCTTCCCATACCATATTACACACAGGAAGATTAGTAATCTTTCCTGTTTTCTGTTCTTCGATAGTATCAATCTCATTCTTTCGATTTCCATTCTCATAATACAGATCCGACCACTTCATCATTACTGTATCACCAATTCGTCTACCAAGAAGTAATTCTAATAATGTGATAAGATATCCATCCCATTCATTATTCTTTTCAAACCATTCCACAACATTCTTAATATCAGACATATTCCAGAATGGCTGTACTTCCGTTTTCCCTTTTTTCTTTGTTACATAATCTCTTGTCTGCATATTAACCAACCTCTCTTTCATATTTATCCGTATAATAATTCTCTCTTTTTATCTTAGCTAACTCAAATATTTCATCGTAGGAATCACAATATCTAACCTCTTCGTTTTTTGTAACAAATCCGCATCGCAAACAATATAAATCTTTTACATGTCCTTTCTCACGTTGCTGCCTGCGTTGTATGCCAGTAACCAACATATTTTCTTTCATACAGTGCAAACATATAAACTTTGATTGTCGTTTTGGATTTCCGTTTTTGTATCTGCTCACTTTATCACCTCATTTTCTGCAATAAAAAAGAAGCAGTTAATTCCTGCTTCTAATACTTATTTCTGTATTTGATTTTCTTTCAATAAGAAAGCAATTTTTCATTTCTAAATATTTATTAAATTGAAACCGGGTTAAATATGTAATTTATAAAATCTTCTCCCATTTTTGACAATTGAATGCCCTTTCCTTTTTTATGTTGCCGTTCTATTGAAGAAGAAATAAGCCCATCTCTAATAAGTTCTGTTACTAGACTCCAACGATATGATGGATCTACTTTCCAATGCTTGTCGATAAATTTGTTAATATCAGTAAATTCTATTTCCTTTTTATAATCTCTTAAATAAAATAGATGTAATATTTTTATTTGATCTATCGACAAAGAATTTATTAGTTTAATAAAATACTCCACTTCATTGAATTCGATATCTGTTATTAGCGTTGAATTTATAAGGATATTTCTAAATGCATTTATTTTTTCTGTTTTATGTTCATATGTTACCTGACTTAAAACTTTTAAGAAAATAGAATAAAAACACTCATTTGACTCCAAACTATTAATTATTTCATACGGCAATTTATTAAAATCTATTTCTAATTGTTTTAAGAAATCACTCCTTCTTTTCTCTATTGCACTAGGTAAATATTTATCTAGTAAAACAGAAAGAGTACCACCAACTACAGGAATTGTACTTGAACCTGCAATGAATAAATTCCTTATAAGTTCAATTTTATTATCTTGTTTATTATCAAACATAATATCCCTCTTTTTCAAAGAAATCGTCAATTCATCTTTGTCAAACAATCTGGACAAGTATTTCCATATTCTTTTGTCCATCTCCAATCACTTGTAGCATTTTTTAACCATTTAACACTTTTACTATTATGATAGTCTCTGTTTATAATACCTCCACAACAACCACAAGCCACTTCCATATATATAATAGCTTTTTTCATTTATACCACCTCTTCCAATCTTCCGAGCAAATCATTCTTTCTTAGTCTTCTAATATCTCTTCTGGCTCTCTTTCTTCAAACTCTGACCATCTGACATCCTCTGTATTGAAATCACTTTCTGTACATTTTCCATCCTCATAAAAAGAAATTTCACCGTTTGCATATAATTCATGTACTGCTTCTGATATATTCTCTTTCATGTCAGAGCTCAATAAATCATCTTCGTGGTCTTTTATCCATTGTTTTACTTTCTCTACATCTTCATCGCTTAGATGTACCGTATACCATGTTGTAGCAATAACTTCTATTTCCATTCCCATAAATCACCTCCAAGGAAAGTTAAAATTCATTGCCATTTCTATAATCAATAATTCCAATTTGACTTCCTTGAGTTAATACTACCTTATTCTCTTCTCCATATTCCCAATCGTCTACCATAAGTTTATCCACATCATCAAGTTCTGTAGCGAAATTAGATCCATATGTCTGAATCATTCCTATGCATATTGGAATATCTTCATCATAATCTTCTAATATACTTTTTAATTCTCCTACTGTCATCATAATTTTATATCTCATTCCTTTCCAATGTCACGGTAAACTTAGTTTCTTAGGCTACTAATGGCAAAATTCCATATCCACCATCAATAATTTCAATAGCCTCTTCTAACGAATCCGTTTCATAACAATCCCAATTTGATAATCCGTCATAATCATCTAAAAGGATAACTGCTTTACATATATCTTTTGCTTTAAATTTCTTTAAATAATCATGACATTTATTTTTCATTTCAAATTGTAAATCATTTTCCTTAAAATCAGGTAATTTCTTAGAATATAGTTCATGAAGTTTATCCATGACATCATAGATACTGATTTTATTACGTTCTACAAGATATTTGCCGTCTTCTCTATCATATTCTTCATTATATCCCTTGTTAATTCTACTAATCCAAAAGTCATTTGTATCCATACAAACATATACACCTTCAAATTTATCATTGCCTGTTGGATAGCAGTCAATTTCTTCTGCTTTCTGCATCTCTTCTACGAGATTACTTGCATTATAATATTTTGCAAATTCCATTAAATTATTCTCCTTTCCATCTACCAGAAAACTTGGATTCATTGGTTTATTCAATTGGCTCGTCTAACTTTTTTCCATATACATCTACATAACCACCATAAGTATTTCCATTCTCTTCATACCAAAAATACCATTCTGTATCTGTTGTTCTCTTTACATTTATGTCAGAAGTCTTTGTATTCTTAATCCATTTTTCTGCTTCATTAATAGCAACATCTTCATTTGAATATATTCCAAGCACTCTTGCGTTTGCTTCTTGGTATTCGCCTTTATTATTAATTACTGTATGTACTATTGTATATAACATGTTATCCACTCTCCAATCTATTTAATTCCAGCTTCCTTACACAATTCTAAAAACTCATCCTGGCTAATTTGCATTTCTGGTTTAATAGTTGTCTCATAATAATGAATTGTATCTGCCGTAAGATTATAATTCTTATCAGATTTTGCAAGATCAACCATTGATTCCAATGTAAATTTTACGATTCCTATGTATGTCTTCTTGTCTATTTTATCCATATTATTCACTCCAATCTTCAAAAGAATCTATTATTTAATTATATCAAATCAATGTATATTTACTATTTTTCTAAAATATTTCCCTGCCATACTCTTTTCTCCATCACAGTCATTTCTTCGAACAATACATTCAATCAAAGCAGAATCTAAATCCATATACGTTCCAATATCTTTATATGCTTTATATGTATTATGTTCATTCTGTAAATAGATATATCCTGTAAAACAGCTTTGTTTACGATTTTTATCATATGATTCAATTATTTGATAAGCATTTATACAATGAATGGCAATTATATCTTTTTCTTTAAAATTATTTTTAAAAAATTTTATTGTTTCCTCATTAGTTAATTTTCTAACATCGTGATCTGTAATAGAATCCAGACTCATAAAAGCATGTGCTTTTTGACCATATGGTAAAAATCTATAATCATTAAAATTGTTTGTTTGTACAACCATTCCTATTTGATTTTTATATTCAACTATATCTCCATATTTCATATACATCACCATCCAATCTAATCGCTAATTAACCGATTCTCAATTTTTCTCAATAAATCTACCCTTACTCATCTATACTTAAAATTCCATTTTTAGCAATTGACTCTAAATCACAAATATCTACATTTTTGTACAATATCATTTTATCAACTCCACTTTCTATTCTACACAATATCACCCAACAACTCAATCACTTCGTCAAGTTTGTCGCTCGCTTCTTCCATACTGTCAATAGCATCTTCCGAACACATTCCTCTATAACTGCTTTGTAATCCTTCTGGCATGTTATCAAATGCATCCTGTTCTTCACTTAATATAGAAGATAACTCACTTGAAACTTTCTTCAAATCGGTTTTAATCAAATCAATTTGGGTTTTGAGTTGCCTTATCTTTTCTCTTCTCTGTTTATTCATTACCTATCACCCCATAATGCATGGACTACATTATAATCACTTGGCATACATGTACATGTCAAAGCTCCAAAATTCAACTTATTAAATTCTTCTTTTGTAATTTCAATTCCCATATCGCCATCAACAGTAGTATTGTAATCAAGCTTTCCTTGACATTCTGGACGGAAATACCATACTCTATAGAACTCTTTACCAGTCTTACTATTTTTACCGTTAAACAAACAGGTAATTGTTCTGCCTGAACTAATTTCAGTTGTAACAGTTTTCCCGAAGTATGGATTGTATTGACTATATACATTTTTTCCATATTTCAAATTTTCCTGTTTATCATGTTCACTCATTTCGAATAACTGCTGTGTACCTCTTCCGTAAGAAGTATCATACACTTTACTACTGTTTACACCAACAGTTGAATACAACTTAACTCCATTTCTATCAGTTGTTTCAACTCTCTTTACTCGCTCACCATTGATGTAATCATTGCAAAGCCTGTCCATGTAATGTACATTCCCCTTTTCATCAACTGTACGAGTAGTTTTTTTCATATCATAATTATCATAAGCTGCCTTTGCAGCACTTCCTGCATAAATTCCTAAAAACGCTAACAGTCCTCCGAACATAATCATCAACCACCTTTCTTATTTTATATTACTATCTTCTCCACTTTTCCATTTCGTCTACAGACTTCTTATTTAAGTTATTATACATATTTTGTCTCTTACGAGATTCTTCCTTTTTATTAAGATGATAAGGAATACCAAATACAATAATAAAAGCTACTAAACATCCGATTAACTGCGCCATAATGATTACCTTCTTTCTTTAATGTTTGACAAAAGCCACCAGATTATATCCGATGGCTTACTCTACTTTTATATTCTCTATTTCTCTTCAATAATTACTAATTCAACTCTATGTGCCTTCTGATCTTTATCCAAAGCATACAAACATGGATTTTCATTTCCCTGTAACACTTCGTTGAGATTATATGCCCAACCCCAAGGGGTTTCTATCATAGTCTGACCAAAATTATTCTCAAATAACTTCCAATCACAATCATCGGGTAACTTAACTTTTAACTCATCATTGCAGACTCCGTTAACATGTGGTTTTCCATATGTATACACATTTCTTTTTTCAGCCCTAAGAACTCCATAATTCCTATATATTGTAAAATCATTCATATTCTCATCCTCCTAATTATATTTTCCATTCATCATCTTTATCATATTTACCAGCAACCATTTGCGTTGGATATATTCAGGGCTTTTTCCTGCGTCCATGCTTATCTTTGCAATAGAGACTTTATTGATTGGGTAATTATCTACCTTATGATGTAAATCTGCTTTAGATATTAAAACTATTGTCACTATTATTCCAACTACTATTAATTCCATTTTTATTACCTTCCACTTTCTTCCGCAAGATCAAAATCTGCACCTTGTATAAATTCTCCATCTTTGTCGCACTCACAATACTCAAGAGTATATTCTGTTATATACACACTTTCTTTGTGCTAAAAAAGCGACTATAAAATAATAGTCGCTTTTCGTGTTTATAACATACCAAGAATAAAAAGGGAAATATAACCCTTTAATTTATAAACACTTACATTATATATAATTATTCATCTAATGTCAAATGATAATTGACTTTCTATTATCATCTATAGTGCCAATAAATTTACCATTGCTATCAAAATCATTATCTGTAATTTCGTAACATTTATCATCATCAAATTCTCTCAACATAACAAAACATTTATGTTCCCATTTATGGTCACCTCTCTCATTTATAGCATTCTCTATAATCTCTGCATAATCCTTATCGGTTAAATCCAACAAATGTTTCTGTGTATAATCATCATAATCAAGTCCATCATGTAAGATCATGTCTCCGTTGTTATCAAAAAAATCATCAAGAGTAAGACCATTTTTTTCTAATAACATATCCAAATCCCATGACCGCCAATCTCTGCCAGCATTTAATATTTCGGCTATATCATCGTACATTTCTTTGAATGTTTTATAATGATTATATTCATTCATAGATGATAAAGGTGCTTTTACTAATTTACATTTTATATCCATTTCATTAAAACAAATAGCCATGTTTTATTCCTCCATTTCAATTATACATAAAGTATCACATCATCATGTAATAATTATATCTTATTTAAGCTACCTTTTCCAGTGTTTCCCAACCTTCAGATATTATTTCTATGTCTTCATCCTCTCTATTACCAATCTGGTTGTAAAACATACAATAACTAATCACATCCAGTTCCTGATCATTTTCATCATATAGTGTAAAATATGTATCCTCTACTCTATCTGATATAGTTGTATCTATACTACTTGCCGAGTCATTCTGTACATATCCATTCTCTTTCAGGTATATTTTGCCTTCTTCAAAGCTCATATTATGTAATTTGTTTATATCTATCATAATTCTACCTCCATAATAACAAAACCTATGAGTAAATTTTTACCCACAGGTTGTTCTTGTTTTCTTTTTCTCGGTATCTAAATAAATTTCCGTTTCATGTTAATCAAGTATGAATCGGTTTTCTTTTACGTTACTTATGCCTTTGTCCATGATATAGGAAACAACCGCATTTCCCATTCGTGAATCGAACTCTTCCTCAATAATCTTTCCTATTTTTGTTTCGTAGTATGTCATATTACGCTACCTCCTAATAATCTTCATCAATACATTCATCAGCTTCACTATAATATTGACCATCATATCCCTTTTCCATTAATTTTCCCCAACAATCATTACACACTAATCTAAAAGTGATTCCATGACAGTCTCTTGTGAAATTCATATCATTTCTTTCTACTTCCTTATTGCATACTGGACAAATTCTAATATCTTTTTCTTCCATAATTATTGTCTCCTTTTTCCTGTAAACAGTTCTTTCCTTTGGTTTTATCCAACTGCTTTCCAATCAACTACCTGCTTATATCCGTCTGCCTGTAAGATATGAATTTCTTCATCCTTATCAAGTTCGTAATGATTTCTGAAAAATTCTTTTAATCCCTCTTCTTTTTCTGCTCTCCATAGTTCGTCATGAGTGATCACATCTCCAAACTCTTCTTCATCCGTTGTTACGGTAATATCAGAGATTTTTCCAAAATACATTGCTTCAAGTAAATCTGTATCCACATCTCCTTTGATAATGTAATCTTGCCAATCTCCCTGGTTATATCCTCTGATTGTTCCAGTTTTAAAGGTGTCTTCTGGATAAAGGAGTCTGATTACATCAACAAGAATATCTTCTGTACATCTGCATTTATCATACATTTCTTTTAATTTTGCATTCACTTCATCAGATACATCCATTGGATATTCGTCATAATAATCAATATCATCCAAAATCTCTTTTGCATTCTGATACCATTCTGCCTCAGTACATCCTGTAAAATCTCTATTACCTGTAAGAACAACCTGTTCATCGAAGTTTTCACAACCACAATAATCTTTCCAGCCCTGATTACTGTTATATAACCACCATGTTCCATCGCCTGTGTTATCTATTTTGATTTCTGCCATATCAATCAACCTCCGTTCTATATTTCATAATCACTTACTGGTTCTGTGTAACCATTATCAATTTTAATTTCCGTTGTTTCATAGTCATCATAGACACTCTTTCGTGTTCCTCTTGTGTGTACAATTTTTGCAAGCTGCATAATCACATATCTGCGTTCGCAGCCATGTTCATCGTAAACTTTATGTGGGTAATATAATGCTCTGCCATCGCAAACTGTAAAATCATCAAACTCTTTTCCATAGAACTGTTCACAATTACTTGCGTATACATACCGTAATGCATGATCTCTTATGTATTGCTTCTCATCATCTGTCAATTCATCTGCATTATCTAACAATGAAAAGTCAAACAAGATATTTCTCTTACCAGTTTCAATAGAATTAACATATTCCAGGTTATTTTCTTTTGCTGTCTTTTTAGCTGTCTTGTATAATTTGTATTCTTTAATCTTCATTTCGCTTTCTCCTTCCATTACAAAAGGCAGACGCAATTATTTGCATCTGCCTTTATTTATTCTCTATTTTATTGCACTAAAAAAGCAGATAGCTTTTTAACTATCTGCTTTACTGTTACTCTTCATTTTCTATTTCTTCAATATCACTTTCATCATAATGTGTATCTGCAATAGGAATGCACCTATCTGATCTTAATTCTTCTTCCGCTATTCTAAGTGCTTCAGTTTCATTTTCTGCCTCTACTTCATATTCTTCATATGTTGTAAATGTTACATTATACTTCTTCATAGTCGCTTCTCCATTCTTCGATCCAATCTTCTAAACCGATTGATTTAATTGTTTTCATTTCGTCCTCTGATAACTTGAATTCCCGTTTTATACAATAATCTCTTACTGTTTCAAACTCTTCTTCCATATATTTCTGATCATCTTCAATAGATTCAGATAAATCTTTAATGATCCTATCTAATTCGTTCATACATGTCAACCCTCTTTTCTTAGTAAATTACAAATTTACTTTGCTTTATGGTTGCTGATAAATCCAGTCTCCATGCCTTACCTTATCACTATCTTTATCCCAAAATCCTAATTTAACCATACCTTTAATGCTCCCTGTTTTATGTATACATGGGCATTTGTCTGTAAATCTTTTACCAGTAGCGTTTTCATACTTTCGTGGACTACTGTAATATGCCATATAATCACACTCCTTTACCACTCTGGCTCTTTATCAATCAAGCCCAAATAAAACGCATCTTTTTCTCTGTTCCAAAAATGTTCTCGCAAATCAGCAAGTGTTTTAGTTCCATTTTTCAACGCTTCATAATCTGCAAGTACCATATCATCTGTGTAATTTGCATATTCATTTCTTGCAATACCAAGTCTGAATGTCTCACCTTTTCGTATCCAACCAGATCTACTTGTATTTTTAGCTATCGGATAAGCACCAATTGTATATCCGTGTAAGTCTGGATATTTTTCTGTATTTTCGCTATGCCAATCTTCAAGCTGTATTTTCGTTCCATCTAGTAAAACAGCACTATCAATTATTTTCTGCATAAATTTCACTTCCTTCTAATCCAAGTACATAACGATCTCTGTACCCATTCCAAAAATATGATTTCAAATCTGCAAGAGTTTTAGTACCATTTTTTAGTTCCTCATAATCTGCCTTTAACATATCTGATGTATAATTTTTATAGTAACAAATACATGAATGAAATTCTTTTCCTTTCTGTGCATACCATCCCTTGTTTGGTGGAAATGTTTTCTTTGCAATTGTATGAAAAACAATTTCCATTCCGTTATAATCTGGCAGTTTATGTTCTCCACTTAAATCTCTAAGCTCAATTTCTATTCCGTCTGGTGTAATGGCTTTATCTATGACTTGCATAATTTTCCACCTCCATTTCTTATATCAGGCAATTATCATAATCATAAATACCTGGATAAATCTGTTTAATTGTGTACTTGTTACCTCTGTTACTTGCAAATACAATTCCTTCTGTTTCCTTGTTGATAAACTTGCAAAGATAATCAACATCTTTTCTGTGATAATTTCTGTTAATAAGAACATCTGCCATATCGGAATATGACTTTTCATAACAGCAATCACAATTATAAAATTCATTTCCAGTTCTCTTCTTTACATAAAGTAACTTGTCCCATTTCTCTTTCATAGGAAACTTTTTAATAAGTGCTGCAACCACCTTTTCTCTTGCTGTTCTTTGATCGTACATTGTTCCATAAGTCGTACTATCAAACCAATTTCCCAAGTACATATAAGACTGAATCCATATTCTATCTTTTACCCAAGGAGTATCCTTCATAACATATGGAGAATCAGTACATACAAATTCATACCATTCAGCACCACAATAATCATGTTTATGTTTTACCTTTGTAAACTGATATTTGCGTCCTAAATATTCAAATTCTGTATTTGGAATTGACTCATATCCAATTTCCTTTTCTGCCCAACAACCTGTCCAATTTTCATCGTAATCATTTGCTTTTTCTGGATACAATTCTGGATCTTTAAAAGATAACAACCACTGATTTATTTTCATTGTTGTATCTCCGTTCCAGCATTCAGCCCAAAAGTTTTTAGTCAAATCTTCGGTATTATGCTGCAATTTTTCTTTTACCTTATCCCATTCCCTTTTAATTACTGTTTCAAATTTTGGAAGTTTATTTCCATCTGCATTTGAATATCTGACTACTTCATTTCCGTTTTCATCACAACATATAAACATTACATCATTTGCCATTGGTGCATTTAACTCACAATAACCAAGTGGATCACATACTGAATACCAAGTTCCATCATTTCCATATGTATATCTTCCGTAATATCTATGTTTTCCTTCAATTTCTTCAACTGTTTTCCAAAGTTCCACATAATTGTCATCTTCGCCGCTATATAACTGAACTTTAATTTCTCTCATACTGATCAACCTACCTTTCTATCTCACATATGGAATATCTTTTCCATGCATATAATTTTCACCTCTAAAACAATCACCACAGTATTCCCAAATTCCATCATCTACCTTTTTAAATGTGGAATATGTTGTTCTGCCTTTTCCATTTTCATCAATTCTACTTGAACATGGTTCACCAATCTGTGAACAATCACTTCTCATACAAGCTGGTGGTAATAAATCCATAAAGTAATTAACCATGTCCTCTGTGAAATAATCGCCAATTTCATGTGCATCAAGTCCAAAATAGTGTTCTTTATCTACAACTTCCTTTCCTTTGTACATTTTCGGTTCGCTTAATGGAACACCATCATATTCGACTTCTTCAATCACTAAATCTTTATCGAACCAAGCATATGCTTCATAATGTTTTTTATAAACTTCTGCTGCTTTGCGTGTTGGGAATATCTGTGGATTACCTGCTGATAATCTGTATTCTCCGTTGTAATATACAACTTCATATCCCTTAAGTCCTTTTGTCCATCCTGGAATATCAGTTTCGATCACATATCCGTTATCAACTGACCATTCGATTGCTTCATAATCATATTCATCTACAGGCTCACCAACTGTTTTATGCTTGTAACTTGCACACTCTTCTTTGCCTTTTTCTGTAAGTATAAAATGCTTTCCTTTATCTGCTTTGTACCAATTATTCCGTAATTTCATAATTCGTTTCCTCCTTGTAATAAAATAGGCAGCTAGGTATTTATTCTCCTAACTGCCTTTGCGGTTACTTGTTATTCCGTTCTTCTCTTTTCTTTCCTATTTCTCTAATATGCTCACACATTTCATCCGAAACGCCATACTGTTTTAACCGTTTTGCCAAGCGTTCATAATACGGTAAGTCATTCCACCGTGGTTTATTTTTAGCCATTTCTCTTCACTCCTTTCCATGAAATCTTAGTTTCAATGCCAATATTTATTAGTAATATATTCTGTTACAATATTCAATGCTTCAACTACATTGTCTGGCGTAGACCTAAATTCTTTTAATTTGTCTAAAAATCCAAGTACAAAAGCACTAGATTGCTTCGTTATCCATTTTTTCATTAATATTATCCTTTCATAGGAAATGCGAATTTCTTAGTTGTGCCACTCTTTCTCAAATTTAGTTCCCTTCCAATCTAACCCATCAATCAGATAATTGGATAACTCGTCAAGCACATCATCAGGCGTTTCATTGATGAATCTATTCATATTTACTGTAGTTCTGTCGTGTGTGTATTCATCAATAAAGTTCATAATTTCCTTTACTGTAATATCCGTTCTCTGAATTTTATAAAAATCAGGATACCATCTATCAGAAAATCTGCCGTTAAAGTAGTCTGTTGCATACTGACCTGTTTTCATAGGAACTTTAATTCCGTGACTGTAAAGAATTTCTTCTACTGCCTTTTCTTTCTCATTTTCCTTAAATGTATCTGTATTAATTACTCTATCTTTGTATGAAGAAAAATCTCTCGAATACATTTCATAACAATCTTTTGATGGATCGTCCCAATCAGGAGCGATATCTGCACCAATCAGAGTTGCATTTCCACATGCTGCACAAATAAGAAGAAAGTTTTTATCAGCATCTAATGCCTTTTCAATCCTCTCATTTGGGATAGCATGAATCCGTCCACATTTACAAATTCTAATATCATACTTTCTACTCATATCTTACCTTTCCTTTCCATAAGAAACACGCATTTAGTTTGTGTTCACTTCTTCAAAATAGTCTGGCGTACATGAATATTCAACACCTACAATTCCTTTTGTACCCATATTTGTTTCAACTGTATATGTTCCATCATGATGCTTAATTGCTCCATATACTTTACCAGTTGTCCAAACCGTAGCAAAATCATCATTGCCTGTTAAATCTTCTTCATAATCCTTTATGCATCTTAACTGTCTTTTATATTTCATTTCTCTTACCTCCAATCCAGGGAAACATGCATTTACTGTTCTACAATCAGCTTTCCGTAATATGTGTAATCTAATAAAACAACATCGACATTTTTCTTTACCTTATACTTTTCAAATAACTCCTTTGCCATAACATCCAGTCTATCAGAATTACCTTTGTAATCCATTAATATTGATTTAGGCATATTCCATTCTTTGTTGCTTACTACAATAATCATTGCTCTTTCCATTTTTTTCATCTCCTTACGAAATATCCATTTACTATAATTTCAATGCAACTCTATTTACAACCGACTGCACTATTGACCGTACATTTTCAGCCGTTACATTGATTTCGTATTTTGCCTTGTCGATTGTCACTGTAATATAATCTTCTCCATTATATACATCTGCATATACATCTACAGTTTCATTTCTACCTTCTGCCAGTCCATTAAATAATGGCTGTAATAATTCAACTGCTCTATCTATATCTCTCATTTGCCTTATCTCCTTGTATTTTTATTACTCCTTTAATCCGTGTTCTCTTATCAATCTCCGTGCAAGTCCTCCGTTTATATCTCCATGCACAGGAATTGACACGCTATCTGTAATTGTCTTTTCCCAGACTTCATGACCGCCTTTTGAACGGTCATGCTTAAATCCATTTGCCTTTAGAATGTCTGTAAAGGCTTTATATGATATTGGTGGTAATCGTCCTGACATATCTATCACTCCTTCCAGTTAATTATTCTCTTTTACATTGCCTTAACTTTCTTTGTTCCTCTTTTTAAAGTTTCCTTCTTAAATGGGTTCTCCATTTCATACTTCACAATATCTAATAAGTAATCAAAAATCTGTGCCTGTGTCTTATCCATGATGTTGTTCACAAAGAACTCTGTTCCCTTGCATCTTGTAAGCAATGCCTGTTCCATTTCATTCGTTCTACCTTCACAGTAGGCATATAATCTCTTTAATGCACGGATGATTTTCGCAGTATACGCCTTTCCGTTATAACTATCTGCATATCCATTCCAACCAAGATTTCCAAGTAAAGTAAGCATTGAATCAAGAAGTTCTGGTTTTGTCTTTGTAAACCCGATTCCATCAGAGATTGAAGTCAATACACCAACTGTATTCTCCATTTCATCATCTCCCTTTACTGCTACGTTATGCTTATGACAAATATCACGTAAAGCAGTATATTCTGGCTTACCTGCCGCAAGAGCCGCATGGTATATATCCATTGGCTGCATTTTTGTACGATCAATACCCTGACTAAGGAATAAGTCGATCGCTTCTTCCAAACTACACTCCATCACTTCGACAACCACATCTTCTTTCTTTGCCTTAAACGCTCCATATATTCTATGCTGACCATCAATACAAAGTAAGATTCCCTTGTAGGAGAGTACCTTCGGCTCATCCCATTTATATGAGTTGTAGTTATTGCCTATTGAATAAGCTCTTGCAAGCTTGATTCTTCTCTGCCACTCTGGAATATGAATCTGCCTTGGGTCAACAACCATGAGCAGTTTATCTCCGATCCTGGAATTATTCTTGGCTGCCTTTATCATATTTGCGATCAGAAGCTTCTCTGTTTTACCTGTGAATCCCTCTGCGTTCCGTGCTTCCTGCATTTCCATTTCTGCTTCCTTTGCCTTTAAATAAACTCTCTTACACATAATTTTATCCTCCTTATTTTTGCGCATAATAAAAGCGACCACATTTTACAGTCGCTTTGCGTTACATTATTCATAAATAGCCTGGTTCAATCCTAAACTTTCTCGTATGAGATTAGCGTATTTCTTCGCTTCCTCGTTGTCTTTGTCACATAGAATATCCTCATCCAAATTTTCAAGTAAACTTATTATAACTGGTGTTGGCTTGCCTAGTTTGCTTGTTATATTTATTTTGGATATCGTGAATGAGACAAAATAATCATATGCATTACAAGCAATTTCCCTTGCTGTAAAATCGCCTTTCCAATTCTTATTGCCATATTCGGCTATGTCATAAAAATCTCCATAGGTCATATAATCATCTCCATTCTATACATTCAATATTATTCTGTCTTCACATAATACATATACAAGAAATGGCAAAAACAAAGTCATATATGCCCATGCCTGATATATAATCCCTATCGTAATTACAACTGCAAGTAGAAACAGAGATATTAGTCTTTGCTTGAGCAATCTTTTTTTATATGCCTTTGTTTTCCGTTTTGCCCTTGTTCTCCTTTTCAACTCATGACGAGCCTCCTCAAGAGTGTATAACTCCTGCTCATCTTCAATGTAATCATAATTTGGTGCTATCATTTTTGTGTTTCCTCCTTACATACTCATTATCATAGGCACAATGAGCGAATGTGCTTTGTTGTATTTCCATGTTTCGTCTGCCTTTGGTTCAGAGATAGCCTCTATATTCCGTACTATTTCCTTTACCTTGTTTGTGTTAAGGCAAAAATCATTTGCCAGTTTCATTATTTCTATCTGCCATGTTGCCATAGTTGTTCCCTCCTAAAATTCTTCTATATTATTTACTTATTCTCTATTCCATTAAAAATAGTCTGCCTTGTGCAAGCAGACTTGTAACTTGTATGAGTTTCATGATATAATCATGATTAAGCACAAACTCATTTGTGTTGATACATCACTGTTCTAGGCAGACTGTCGCAACCAGTTTGCCTTTTTATTATGTAATATTCTACATCAGCCTTTAAAATCTGCATCCGTAGCTATGTGGGTTATAACCGAACCCACTATCCGTACACAGATTCTAATTTGCATATGTAATTGTAAAACCTGCATATTCTGCCTTGCGGATCTGCTCGGCAGTCATCTTCTCTGTACCTACATACATTCCCTTCCATACTACATTTACCTTTGCCATTTTCAACAACCTCACTTTCATTTTTGTATTTTTGTGCTAATAGTATGCACTAAAAAAGACAGAGTATTTTTGCTCTGCCTTTTGTACTGAACACTATTTGATTTTTGGGTATAAAAATAGCACCCATTTACATTTCGCTTTTGGGTGCTATTAGTTTATTCTTCTTCATCATCTTCCCAAATCTCCTCGCAGTCTGGTGCGTCTTCGAACTCATCATCCTCATATTCAACGCACCATTCTCCGTTCTCTAACAAGCATTCGTCACCTGTTGCGTGAACGAAGCCGTCATTGTCTGAAAATTTGTCAAATGGCATCTTTGACAGATGCACTCTTTTTATACATTTCATAATATTAATCCTCCTTGCTCTTACATATTCTTTAATTTCGCTTGAAGCTCAGCTATTTGAGCTTCTATGGCTTGTTTTTCTTCGTTTTGTGCATTATATTCTGCATCTGGTATCCACTCCATAATTTCGGATGGTTGGACTTTGAGATATTCGCAGACTTTATTTAAACTTTCTGTGGAAATAGGTCTATTTTGTGAAAATTTTTGTGGAGTATTAGCCGCTATTCCAGAATTACATAAATCTTTCCACGCCATCTTTTTTTCCTTTAATAAAGTGGCAAGTTTTGTATATACTATCATTCCTTAATTTCCCTCCTTTAGTTGTTTTTTATCATACCACTTTAAAAGGTGTTGGTCAATAATATATATTATTTGTTTATTGCTAATTCTTCGCAATCATCAATTAAACTTTTGATGGCTTGAAATTGAATTTTAATAAGTTCATCAGAAGTCAGTTTGCCTTCAGATATTTCCATTAAATCTTTATTGATTGCTTTAATATTAACATTGAATTTTTTCTTGTTTTCACTTTTCATACTTATACCTCCATTTTAATTATAGCATCTTCTGAAATCATGCAAAGGATTTTTTGCACATTCATAGTCAGTAATACTATTATCATATATTCGTGATCCATCACTTCCACACTTTTTCTTTCTGTCGTGACGCATCATATCTTCGTAATTTGCCTTATATGCCTTACGAGTGCGGTTGTTGGTATGTGCATGATAATAATCCCACATTATTTCTGTGAGTGAATTTTTCTCATATGCCTTTACCCATTTATGTTCACTAGGCAGCCACACAATCAGTTTTACTTTCTGTTTACGTGAATGATGAAAGTCATTGCAGACTAATATCATCTTATTATCCAGTTCCAATACAATAGAGTTCATTGGAAATTCTTTACCGTGGACTAATTCTGTGGATAATGTTTTGTGTATTTTCATACTGATTCACTCCTTAAAAATAAAGGGAGATAGACTTTCTACCTCCCTAGTTTCTGTGTATTTAGTTTATGCAAAATAGTGCTTAATTACTATGTTCGCAATAGTGCTTGCAAGTCCTGAATAATCATATGTTATCTCACCCGTCTTACGGTTCTTTTTTGCCTTTACAAGCGTATTGACCTGACGTTTCTTGAAGGATACAGTTCCCTTCTCATCATCTACATCAAACTTGTTGCTGAAGCCCTTGATATAGCAGTCATTGAGTAACTTTTTATCTTCTGCTGTGAGCTTAACCCTTGTTTTGCTTGTATACGGAGTTTCAAAAGGCAAAGAGAAAGTTGTTTTGATAATTGTTTCTAACTCCTGTGAAGCCTTCTTATAAGCTTCCTTTACTTCCTTGCTCATAACAATATTGCCATCGTCACCAGCCTTTGAGTTTACATGGATAGCTTCAAGTGCTTCATAGAGTACAGGTGACTGGAATGCAGGAATGATAGCATACTTCACTAACTTAGAGTTATCCCATGTTGCCAACACTCTGAGAACTGTCCGTACTACATCCTTAGAGTTACCGAAGTGATCGGTGTTTTTCTCAGACATAGCAGATACAACCTTATTGTATGCTTCGAGAGTCTGAGCCTGTGAATCTTCAAACTTCGTCCGTGATTCCTTGGCAGAAGCTAACTGAACCTGGAATGCCTGAACTTCCTCTGCTGAGTAACTATTGTTCTCGTTGAGAATCTTCTTCTCAAGTTTAGCAATGCTGTCATTAAGTAACTGGATATTCATGTCTGCTGATTCGTGAGAAATAGCCTGTGTAAACTCGTTCTTGAGTTCATCTGCGATACCTTCTGCATAGAAATTGATTGATAATGTTGTATTTTTCATAATATACCTCTTTTCCCCTATTTGTCGCATAGGTGCGATTATATATATTTTTTAGTTGTAGTGTTATGCACACTATGACAGGCACACTTTTATTGTGTACCTGTTTACTATGTATAACTTTTGTAACCTCATAAGGAAATTATATATTTTCAATAGATATTTTTGATATAGGCATTACCCTATTAACAAAAATATGCGGAGGTGTTACCCTTTATCCGCTTGAAAACATATGACTATTATGTTTTTATTTTTAAGGTATTATCAGCTTGATTATCGACTTCGTACCTTTTCGCCGTGTTACTCGGTGAAGCTTTTATTTTAATTCAAGGTTTTTCACCTTGACACCCTGAATACACTTTATCGTTGACCACTCCTAGAAAATAATCTAAAAGTATACGCATGGTATTGTGTCTATGCTGACACCTTCTAGCTATGTGAATAGCTAGGTGAGGACACATCATTCTAATAATGCAAGGATTGTTAATCCTAGGACTTTATCAAAGTATTTCAACTTTGAATTGTAGCCGTTCCCATGGGTTTTTACGGGCTAAACCTTATAACCACTTTTATTTAATTTGTATGATAAGAAACATTTAAGAAACCTTACCAGAACTTCATATCCTGTTATAGTCTTTAGTGCTGAAGTCTAGGACTAAAACACTGTACCTATTCAGCAATATTCAGTTGTTTTGACCTTGTGGATTGTAATTGATAACCAGAATTGATATAATAGACTTGCTACGGACTAGATTATATCTATCTAGTTATCAATGGGGCTTTACTTATTAGATGTATAATCCTTTAAGTATGCTATAACGTTCTTTAAGTCTGTTATAGCCTGTTGAGTGTTACCATTCAGCAGAAGCCCTATTACAATTTTTAATTTGTAAATTATGTATCTCTCAATAGGTTTATCACCTCCTCTTTATTAAGTTATCTTGATAATATCACCTTTAAAGGTGATTGTCAACAACTTTTTTCAACTTTTTTCAAAACCTTATAAAGTTGTTTTGTGTCTATCGACATTTATTAGATTATCA